GACAACATTTCTAATGGTTAGATTAATGCCTTGTTTAAGGGTCATTACTCCTCCTCCTTATAATGTTTGTTTTTGCCCTACTTAAAGAATATCAATGCCATCAATATTGATTGTCCAATAAAACCAAAACCAATGATATTCAACGCTACAAAATTTCTTTCCAAGATTGCCTTGATATAAAAAAGTCCTAGCGCAGCCCAAAGAAGAATAACCATATCAATGGGCGGTGTGTTGTCTGTAATTCCTGTCATCAGTCCAAGTAAGGAAGGTACTGTGACAGCGTGGAGCGCAATTAGAGCAGTCCAACCGATAGTATCGATTGAAACGTTTCTAATGCTGTTCTTAAACTCTTGACTGCAATTGTCAAAAAATTGTTTCAGTTTGAGCTTGAGAATTTCTGTATTCATGATGTTTCTTTACCTTTATAAAAAATATGCTGGCCAATTTTGGTAATCTTTTTAAGACCCCAATTGGGGCTAACATAATCAGCATGATAAAATAATGCCTGATCAAGCGATTCTAGTTTAAAATCTTCTACTAGAACCATCTTTGCTACACGATAACTTTCGTCATAACTTTCTTGATCGATAGGAACGATTAAGCGTTACCTGGGCTACAGCAACTTTGCCTTCAAATGGTTCATTACCTGCCTCTCTATAAATGTTTATTGCAAGACAGTCCAAATCTTTTTGAATTTGTTCAGCTGACGCTGTGGTTAATCCTGTTTTAGTGTCAGTGTGCTTAAACTTATATGTAGTTACAGCTGACGTGAGTAAACCCACAATCAGAAAACCCGCAATAAGGTTGACACTTTTCATTGATTTTTCTATCATACTTTTTTCCTCCTGTTGAGCATAGCTCTCGGTTGGTGATATGAATCCCTTTGACAACGTTACATTGTCTTTATAGTATACAACACTAAAACGGATTTGTCAAGTCTATGTGTTTTTGAGTACCACTAAACTAATTTAATGGACGATGTTGCCTCTGTGTACGCTTTAGCGATTTCGCTGTCTGTGGGCGCATAGGCTATAACAGTGTGTTTATTTAGCTTAGTTACCTCTGGTTGAGTAGTCATCATCCAGGGCACAATTCCCATTCCTTGATTGCCCATAGCTAAAGTACTGGGTTTTTTAATATGAATCTCCGAGTCTGTTTCAGAAACAAACCTTCCTAATACTTCTTCCCCAGTGAGAAGTTTAATACTAATAATATCCCCCGCGTCAAGCGGCTTTTGAATTAACATGTATTTTACCTTTTCGTATATTCTATTTAATGTTTTTTATCTTATTATATAGCTCTTATTGATACTATATGTTGCACTTTATCTTGTTTTTAACACGCTTTATCGCCAGCACCTAAAAACACACCGTTTTCTAACGATTTTTTAATGTTTGCGTAAATAATAGCGTGGACAGAATATGTTCAGTCTAACAAGTAATGTTTTTTGCGTCCCTCTTAGAATACGCTATATAGTAGCCCAGTGCTGCAACTGACTGTCCTAATTTAAAAGTAATTGGTAGGCGCCTACCAAATACTTTTTATGCAAAACTTCTAACGAAGTAGTCTGCCGATTGCTGTAGTATTTTACAATACTATCATTTCTTCCTTTACATAAACAGGAACATTACACGTTTCTGCAATTTCCTTCATTGCAGATACTCGAGATGATGTATCTCTGCTGCTATGTAAATGAATTATGTTAGCGTCTGCAAACTTACAATTGTTCCATTCTTCTGCAAAAGGTATATTCAAATTAAAGATTTGAAACGCCATCTTTGGATCTAATACTTCCGAAACATCTAAACCTTGACTCCATAACTGATAATTATGAATCAACTGTCCCCAACTCCAGTCATTTTCTTTATGAGTGAACCACTTATCCATAAGTCTTTCGCCTAAGTCCCAAACCTTTGGATCCATATCTGCTGGATAGTATCTAATATCATCGTTAAAATAATGCTGTGCTTCTTCGTGTGTTTTTGGATCAGTGTAATTAAACATCATCATATCATTATACTTGCCGAACACTTCTGTTGGTTTAAGAAACATAGTGTCTGCACCCATGCATAAAATGTTGCAGGGCTCTTTGTGCCATAGTTCCTTAATCATGTACCAATGTGCTATTTGATATGCTCTAGAATCAAGTACAGGTGCAGTGAGCTTGATTTCCTCCCACTCGCCCTGTAGATAAGTTTTTGCACTGCTTCTACTAATAGAATACATGTTTTCATAGTCCATAAGGTCACGTTCAGCCTTTGGATTATCTCCCGGGCCCTTCCAATAACCCCAGTTCTTAATAATTGGGCGCACAGCGCCAATAAGATAATTTTTCATAATTTCACCAAATAAAGTTTTCTTTATAATATTTTACAATTTTTACAAGCTCGTCGTCAAAGTTAGCTTTTGGTTCCCAACCTAAAGATTTAATCTTAGTATCGTCGATAGCATATCTAACATCTTGACCAGGCCGCTCATAATTTGTATCTAGATAGGTTTCTTCGTTTCCTGTTAGCCCTAAAAGATTAATAATCTTTTTTGCAACTACAATATTTTGTTCTTCAAATGTGCCTGAGATATTATAAATCTCATTAACAATACCTTTTTCCATAATTGTTATCACAGCTTCGGCAGTATCACTTGCATGTAACCACGTTCTACGTGGTGTTCCTTTGTTGTGTAACAAAACTTTTTTACCCAACGTTAGATACTTGATGGCGTGTGGTATAAACTTTTCAGCATACTGACCAATACCATAGTTGTTTGTTGGTCTAACAATTACATAAGGTAAGTTATATGTTCGGGCCCAAGCAATGACCAACATGTCAGCAGCAGCTTTTGTTGCGCTGTAAGGGTTGCTCGGCTTTAACAGGTCTGTTTCTTTATGGAAGCCTTGATCTATATCACCATACACTTCGTCAGTACTGAAATGTAATAGAACAGGAGTCTTTTTTCTACCACTAATTTTTGTTCTAATAAGTTCTAAAATATTATGAACACCACTAATATTACTGTCTACAAATTCAATACTACTAACAATGCTATTGTCTACGTGAGTTTCTGCGGCTGTGTTAATAAAATAATCACAGTCATAGATCATTGTCAATTCGTTAATATCTTTGTTTTCAAATTTAAAGTTCTTGTATGTTAGCAGATCATCCAGTAAATTCCAATTGGCAGCATATGTGCCTTTGTCAACACCGCAAACATACCAACCTTTTTCTAAGCAAGATTTAGCAACGTGGTAGCCAATAAATCCTAAACATCCTGTAACATATACAGTTTTATACATAGAGCCATTCCTGATTGTTCAAATACCAATTAACAGTTTGTTCAAGCCTCTGTTGATAAGACATTGGTTCTACCCATCCCGAATCATAAAACTTCTGCGGATCTACGGAATAACATAAATCATGCCCGGGTCTGTCAACTGGTATAAAGTTATAATTTAGTTTTTTACCCATTATGTCCGCTATATTATTGGCGAACTCAAAATTGTTAATAAACTTGTTTCCGGCGCTGTTCCATTTTTCGCACAAGTCCCGTTGTTTGTTAATTACAAAGTCTGTGTGACTAGCAACGTCCCCTGCATAGAACCACCGGCGGCCACCTATTTGATTTTCCTTGCCTACATGAATGTCCAATGTCTCATTATTAAGCAATTTTTTAATAATAATGGTGGGCAGTCTGTTTGGTTGACACATGGGCCCAAACGTATTGTTAATGTGTATAATACTTACTGGCAGTTTGTAAGTATGAGAGTAACTCACACAAAGCTCTTCGCCCGAAGCTTTTGATGCTGCATATGGACTGTTAGAACGATATGCATCATTCTCTCCGCTGTCATTACCAATTGGAATCGGTCCAAACACTTCACCAGAACTATAATAAACAAACTTTTTAAGATTAATTTGTCTAGCTAGTTCTAATAGATTTAACGTTCCAATTACATTATCTAGCACAGATTCGACAGGTGCGCTAATGCTATCAGCTGCACTAGGATTTGCACCAGCATGAAGAATAATATCTATGTCTTTAAAGGTATCAAAATTATATGGATCTCTAATATTGTGTTCTACTATTTTAATCTTATCAGAGAACTCAGAAATTCTTTTTAGATTTTTTGTTCCTGGTCGAACCAAACAGATAACATTATTATTTTCACAAAATTGCTCAACAAGATAACGACCTATAAATCCTGTTGCGCCTGTAATTAATATATTATTCATTTTGACACATAAACTAAATCTGTAGCGTGTGTTGCTACATGTTCGTAGTTCCATTGGGCTAAGAATTCTTCAATCATGCTGAACGTAACACCATATCGTTCCGCCCAGGGCCCAAACCATTCTATAGAGATAACTGGTTTAAACTTGTCAATTGTTTCTTTTGCTCCTAGAAGACCAAAATATTCATAACCTTCAGTGTCTAGTTGTATTAAGTCACAACGATCAAGTTCTAGGTCATCAATTTTAAATGTTGGTATAGTCCCCATGCCTTGAACATGAGTTGCACCAACATCGTGTGCATGATGATTTAATGCTATAAATCTGTGTGCGTTGCCTACAGCAGCATTGAATTTCACAACATTAGGATAATCACAATTCATCGACAATGCTAAAAAGTTCAATGGTTCTGGCTCAAATGTGTAAACTCTTTCAAACTGCTCTGCATATTTACGAATGTAAAATCCAGCGTTACCGCCTGCTTGCACAACAACTTTACGTTCTGCTACGTATTCACAGAGATGGTCAACAACATCACTATGCTGATGCATATAGTTCCAGCAACCTTGGTCTCCAATGGGCCACCACCAGTCTCCTCGCTTTTCTAATTTGTCAATGAGTCTATCCACAACTAATTCCTTTTAATGTTTAGATAGCAGGGCTCATTACTGTAGATAAACTCTTGCCAAATGCTCGCTAATTCTTCTTCGCTGTCAGGCTTGTAAATTTTAATGTTAGGAAATGCCTTTAATGCAGCTTCATCATCTATAGCCCAGTGGCTAAATCCTAAATGTCCGTAATCTTTATCTCGGCCACTGCCTACAAGTTTTACCGGCGCCCCTTCGTGATCAAGATAGTTTCTCAACCATTCATATGGTCTAAAAATCACAAACGGAGTAATACTATAGCAAACGGGAATTTTGCCATTATGTGTAAGACCCACCGCGGTTCCCAACATTAACTGTTCAGCAGCACCAACGTTGAATACTCTATCAGGAGAAACTTCTCTGCTTTTATTTAAAACACCAAAGCCTAAATCGCCTGTGAGAAGATAAACATTTTGATCGTTAGCTAACGTTTCTGCCATTAATTGTCCAAAGTAATTTCTCATAGCTTGTCCAAATCCTCTGGTTTTAAAACATAATAATGTGTTAGTACACCTTCTGCAAAAGGCCACTTTGGTGGCTCTGTGTTACGAATGTTGATACGTGGCAGGAACGCCCGTAACCTATTGTTGATATAATCTCTATCAATCATGTCGTAAGCAATCATTCCGTTTACATTAACGTATACTTCTAAGTTATCTAACTTTGCTTCGTATATAAAACGTAGTGCTTCCCAAATAGATCCTTCGCCACACTCACCGTCACTAATCAAACAATATACCTTACGATCTCTATTAGCTAGAGCGTAGCCTGTTGCTACAGTAAGTCCCATACCAAGACTGCCGGTTGAACAATATATACCATCTTCTAAGCAACGATGTGGGTGTACTCCGTGTTTGTGAAAAAGTTCTACTGCATCACGACCTTCATACTTTTCTTGAACTACATACATTGCAAGAGCCGCATGACCCGAGCTTAGAATAAAAGGTTCGTCAGGTTGTTTTGTTGCATAAATTTCGTCAATAATATTAACAGCATTAAGAGTAGAACTAAGATGTCCTATCTTTTCATTATAGCTAATATCAATGATTCGTTGTTCTAATTGGTTCACTTAAATGACCCCATAAACTCATCAACCTTCTCGCCAATGTAAGCAATTTGTTCTTCTGTGATTACAGGGCTTGTTCCATGGAAGAAGGTGTTAGTCAATGAAAATGTTGCATTTGGGAAATTGTTCTTAGCGTCCATTGGATCCATTAAGTGACTATACGCAGGCTGTAGCATAATGTTACCTGCAAAATATGGTCGTGTTTGAATCAAGTTATCTTCTAAATGATCAACTAACTGTGTCCTGCTGAAAGGAGCAGACTTTCTAATTGTTAGTGGGAAGGCAAACCAACTCGGATTGCTGTGTTCTCTTGCTCGTGGTAGATGGAAAAATTCTTCATACTTTTCGTAAACCTTAAACAACAGATTATAATTCTGTCTACGTTTAGTATGAATCTCATCTAGCTTTTCTAGCTGTTTCAATCCCATAGCACTTTGTAGTTCAATGGGCTTTAGATTATAACCAATTTCATCATACACATACTTGTGGTCAAAGATTTCATCGGGCATGGTAGGAATCCAGTTTGAGAAACGTGACTTACACGTTCCGCACTTGAGCTTGTTTGCTTCTGGTCCGACACAATAACAACCTCGCCCCCATTCGCGGAAGCTGCGTAGAATAACTTCTTGATCTTTAGTGTTGCTGGCAACGAAACCCCCCTCACCCATTGTCATGTGGTGTGCAGGATAGAAACTACAGCTTGCCATCTCACCAAAACTACCAAGATGTTTATCCTTATATGTACTACCTAGTGCATCACAGCAATCTTCTAATAGTACTAGATTATACTTCTCAACCAGTTCCATTAACTGATCCATATTAGGTGGATTACCTAGTACGTGAGCAAAGGTAATAACCTTAATATCGGGATCGTTAGCAAGCACACGTTCACAGTGATCTACATCGATATTCAATGTGTCAAGCTCAATATCAACAAAAACAGGAGTGAAACCCACTTGCAATGTAGGATTTAGTGTTGTCGGAAATCCTGCAATAGGCATCAACACCTTTGTGCCTTTTGGAAAATTATGACCTCGCTTACTGGTAAGCGATGCCATCATCAAAAGATTACTACTACTACCGCTGTTAGTTAGAATTCCAAAGTCTTTACCAAACAGTTTTGGAAACCTTCTTTCGAACAACATACTCTTATTGCCCATTACTAGCCAACCGTCAAGTAACGTTTCAGCTGCGGCAACAATTTCTTCCGCGTCAAAAAAAGGCCCTGCGTAGTTTACAAAATCTTTGCCTGGTTCCCAAGTCTTTTCTGTATCACGCTGTTCAATAAATGCACGAATTTGTGCGAGGATTTCTTGTTTCATACTTTTCCTGTAGTCTGTGTTTTTCGTGTTATGGTATTTATAAATTAAAACAAGTCCCAGTCATCTATTTTGGGCTCGTGGTTATTCCATTGTAGTAAGAACATACTCATATCGGTTTCGTTGCGAAATGCAAAGGTATCGAAACTAGTGCGCTTGCCGATCCCAGTTTCTTGGCACCATGCTTGTATAGGGTCAATATCCCCTTCACTAAATCTTCTGCCAGTTGCTCGCAATGTCAACGGGCGAGTAAAGGTAGGTTGCCCGGGCACCCAAATAATGTTCTTCACGCCCACCTCAATATGAACATGGCTAAGTCTTCCTTACACTCAAATGTAAGCACCATGCCCTCATGTTTATATCGAGCACCGATCCCAGTGTCGTCTAGCCATGATTCAATTTCGAAGATGTTATTGAGCCACCAAGTGGCATTTTTAATGATAGCATAGTGGCCTATGCCCTCCATTTCACCAACAAGAAAATGTCCAGCTTTGTCACCTAATGTTACTTCGCCCATTTTATCACTAACCTTGGACGTTTTGTTTTTCATGTTCATATAGTGCATGGCTAGCAAGGTTCTTGGCTTTGCTTTCGCACATGATATCGAACTGATCTCGGAATGTAAGGGCCCAGTCATTAACTGCACGATTCCAATAATAGTCGCTGTGTGCGCGAAGTTTTGCTTTCTTGTAGCCCTGTTCTAGCAGTGCGTTAAGATCGGGTCGAGTGTCCCTACAGTGTTCCAAGAGCAAGTCTTCCCTGCTAACTGAGTAATGAATAGCAGGACGCACGCCGCGCCAACTATCAATAACCCTTTTAATACGATCGTCATTAGTTTCAATGTATTCTCCATCTCTGATCCAATGGTGATGAATGTCCAACACTAGCGCACAATCATCAACTAGTTCTAGACTTGCGTCAAGCCCCCAACACATTTCGTCGTTTTCGATTGTGAGGCAGTTTCGTGCTTCCGAGCTAAGCCTCGGTAGCACCGCTCGAATTCCATCGGGCCCTTGCCGTCCGGAGATGTGGACGTTAATCTTAAAGTCCTGAAAAGACCTTCCGTAGCCCATCCAACGTGCCATGTCTGCATGATATTCAAACTCCTCTATACTTCGGTTAACGATTTCTGGATTGACACTGGCGAGTACACAAAACTGTCCTGGATGGAAGCTGAGTCGTACCCCGGTGCGACGAGCAAGCTCACCAATAGCTGCAAAACGAGGTACCATAGTATCAATGACATCGCGGCGATGCCAAAAATAAGACCAAGTAGGCTCAGTATAAACGGGAAGGATATCACTGCCAAGACGCACCATGCGAAGATCTTTAGGTAACGTGGAAACATATTCGACTAATCTCCTTGCTGATTCTGTGTTGTGTAGCATAATTTCCCACAGGCGAGTTTCTGCTACGTCCTGTGATTGTCTGTTCAACCAAGCTACGGTGGTTGATTTAGTGTTTAGCGGACGTTGTAATTCCTCTAAAATCTTCTTAGTCTGAAGTTGGTCTGGGTGCATGTACTTACAAGCAAAGCCAATACGTTTAACTGAATTATCGTACATTATCACCTCTCAAAATAGCCGCGGCGATGCGGGCAGCATCGTTAACATCGTGCTTAACAAACATATTAACATCAAGTGCAGGTTTAGTCAAGCTTGCACTTGAATGTAACACAACGGATACTAACTCCTCTAGCGATTCGGCCGAAAGATCGATGCTTTCAGGATCAATTCTTACAGGATTACCTAGATCATCTAAATATACTTTTCGAATCTGTAGCACATTTTCGGAAAATACAACAACTCTAAGTTCGTAATTCATAATCTTAGTATACAGTATAATTATCACTGTGTCAACCTACTTTTGATAAATATGTTTATAAATACATCTTTCGGAGATTGATATGGCGATTGTCAATAAAATCAAAAAATACAACTTAGCAGGATTAAATGCAAATGTTGAACTAGGTAAACAAGGTTCATATATTGCAGGTAATGCAAGTGCAATTGGGTTTTATACTAGTGCTGGTGCGCTACAGAAGATTGCTATTGCTAATGCTACTGTAAGCACAGAAGCTGTTACCAAAGCACAATTAGATGCATCAAGCGGAGATCTAGTTCAACACATTACAATTGACATTCAGCATGATTCAGGTAGTGCTAACTTAGCAACTGTTGCTGCTGGTAGCAGAATCCTCAGTGTCACCGTAGATATTCCCGGTACATGGGGAGGTACTGCTGATAACACCACAACATTTGTTGAAGTAGGTGATACTAGTAACGGCAGTAGATTTATCCGCGCACAAGACGTTGACGTACTAAAAGTAGGTCAGTATCACAGCCAATACCAATATGAGTATACCAGTGAAGGTACATTAAAATATACAGTAACACAAGGTAGTGCAAGTAGCGGTAGTGCCACAATTAGTGTTGTACTAGCTAGCGATGCCGTAGCTGTAACAGATTACGGTTCAATCAACCAAGCACAGAACAGCAACAACGATCTTGGCAACATTACACTTTAATAGGGGAACAGCGTGGTAGACTCAGTCAAACAATATAACTTAGCTGGTGTAGCTGCCAACGTTGAACTAGGCAAGCAAGGCCCTGTTATTGATGCTAGTAACACCAGCGTAATTGCTTTCAAAGACAAAATAGGTGATTTAGAAGCGATCGCTATTGCTGAAGGCAGTGATGCAACACACGGTGTTACACTTAATCAACTTAATGCTATTAGCGGTAACGCTCTTAGCTATGTTGCAACAACTGTTAATTACAATTCAGGCAACGTTGTTGTAGGTAATGTTAGTGCCAATACGTTTATTCATGGTGTAAACGTTGAAAAAACCGCAGGCAACTGGACAGGTGCCGATGCTAACACAGAAATCACTGTAGGCGATGCCGGAAATGCTAGCAGACTGTTTAGCGGGTTTGATGTATCAGCACAATCAACTGTTGACACCAAGTACGAGTATACTACCAGTGACACAATTAGCATAACTGTAACACAGGGCGGTGCTAGCGCAGGCTCTGCAAAAGTAATTATTTGGTATTCGGGGACAATTAACTAATGAAGATCACAAATATCGTAGAAGGCTATAAAGTACTTCCTCCTATTTCTCCTATTGATAAAGAAAAATATCAACCACGCAGCGGGTTAGAAGGGCCTTTCCGCTTACGCAACGGTAAGGTAGTGTACTACGATCCACAAGAAGGTTCTTATTACGATCCAGACACTGACTTGTACATCAGCTACGATGATTACAAGAAGATGGACGAAGAAGCTGACCTTCCTAATAAAAAGCCAGCTGGCTATTACGTGATGCGTAATGGCCAATCAATCAGTTACCATCAAGATAAAGAATCGGCTGAGAAGCGTGCGCGAGCTTCTAATATGCGCGGCGGATCTAATGCTACAGTTGTTAAAGACGATCGTAGTGTTAAAGAAGAGGCTGATGATGTTAGCCCACAGATTGCTGATTTAATTCGTAAAAAGAATTCAGTATCAAGTCCAATCGCTCGCAAAAATATTGATTCTCAGATTGCACTGCTAAAGAGAAAACGCGATAAAACAAACGAAGAGCAAGGTGTTGCGGAGGGCGATAAGCGTCCTAACTATGTAGTAACTACTAAGGACAAGCCTAAGAAATTTAAGCCCAGCATGGGCGGCGAGAGTCCTCACCCATATCAAGGTAAGCTTGTAGGTGCTACTGAAAGCAGCCAATGGGGCGAACCTGAAGATGTACTAAGACAAGTGCTGCAAACACTAGAGCGTGAAGTAGAGTGGCCACTAACAGACGTTATGGATCCACAGCAAGTAAAGCAGTTACTTTCTCCATTGATGCAGGCCGTAAGTCAACATCTAAACAGTCTCGATGAAGCCGAAGTTAGTAACACCGACTATGAATTCACCCACGGTAAAAAGCCAGGTGGCCAAGGTAGTTGGTTCTTTGTTGCACATCGCGGCGGCATTAACTTTAGCAAAGATGTTGAAGGCGAAGACTATGTCGAGTTACATGGCATGAGCTACAGTGATGCTAAGAAGGCTGCGGTAAAGTGGGCTAAGTCTAAAGGCTACACAAGCCTGTTTGTTGCAACTTAACTCTTTTTCTACTCACAATTACTATTTTCCGGCGTAAATACAAGCATGGTATATCATGTAAAGTATCTGAGCGGCTATGTTTAAAGTTTTTAAAAATCCCATAACTGAAGCTAACGGATTCAATGTAGATTATATTCAGCGCATAAAAGACAAAAAGCCGCTATCATGGATTAAACACTGGAACGAACAGCAGTTTATTCCCGAGCACTTCTACAAGAGTCAAAAATTAAAACCATCTGTTGACAAGGACACAACGGATCGCTATATCTACCCTATATTTTTTGACCCTGTTGTTGCATCAGTTAAAGAAAATGTTTGTGTAGATTCGTTTGATATCCCTACAAAAATATTAAAAGACATTGACAGTGGCAAGTGCAAACTATACATAGACCATAGTTCCGAAGGGTATGATATCACTTATCATATGAAAGGGTTCGATGATATGACTCATGACATGATTTGCAACACCTCTGAAATATATGGTATAGATCATAAAAACATATTACTCGGAACTGCAAATCTAAAACCATACACCGATGTTCCTTATGAAATTTTTAGTTTTAATGGTTCAATGTTTTGGAGTGAAGCAGCACAATCACAAGAATGGTGGGAAAATCTAAAACTAATTAAAAGCAGGTACAGACGTCCTAAGAAATTAATATCATTGAATCGAACAGTTAGGCAGCATAGATTACAATTTGCCAGAGAATTGTATGTCAATCAATTACTAGCAGAAAATATCTATACATTTCCATTGTTTGATGATTATGAGATTGAGAATGATTCGTTTGTGTTTAAGCCCGTACCAGAGTCAATGATACAAACACTACCGTGGTATTATGATATCAGGACTATAAGCGATATCAATCCTGTCACTCTAGATTTGCCATCAAGTAGAAGATTTTATCAAGAAGGTTATATCAGCTTTGTAACAGAAACATTCTTTTGGTACAGCGATTATAAATTTGCTACTAAACCGTTAGAATATGAATTAGATATTAGCGAAAAAACATTTAAACCAATTAGTATGCTGCACCCATTTATTGTTATGGGACAACCAGGCATTCTAAAACATTTGCGTAGCATGGGATTTAAAACTTTTCATGGCTGGTGGGATGAGAGTTACGATGACATACTAGACCCAAATGAACGCTTTAAAGCTCTTTTTAAACTATATCAAACCCTATCAGGATATAGCCATAAGACACTAGCCGATATGATGTACGAAATGTCTGATATATTGCAACATAATTTTAATTTGTACAAAAGCCTAAAAGACAACGAAAACTATTTTAACGGTTTTATTAACAAAGTAGATTCGATGTTTAAATCATAAGTTACTGATAATAGTGTGTTTTTATAAATAATGCGTTATTATATAACACACAAGGAGTAACACAATGGCAAAATCAAGTGGTGGTTCTAATAAAGGATCAAAAGTTTCGTTTAGTAGTCAAGCAAAGGGTAAAACCACAATTGGTTCAACTCACAGTTCAATTAAATTTTCCACAATGAACAAGCGTAAGCGTGCAACCTATAAAGCTTACCGAGGACAAGGCAAGTAATTTTTGATAAATACTTGCATATTAGTTTAAGGAATATCACAAATGAAGATATCAGAATTAGGCTCCGGTGAAAAAAGACATGCGTCCATTAAGGATACAGGCGATTTCGATCCTGCTAACATAGAAGTATATGTACATGGTGTCGGAGTATATTCCTTAAACACTCTTAAAAATAGACTTAAGCAACGCCTCTCAGACTTCGCCGATATGATTGATGGTAGTCCTGATCAACTTGAACGTATACTCAACAATAAAAGCATGGATGCTTTTATGAGTATGCTAAGAGGATATAATGAAGTACTATCAGACTTAGCAACACCTCAGATGAAACGCAAGCGTTCATTAACACTAAAAAGATCAAGAACTGAAAGTGTCAACACTTTCATTACAGCGTTACGCCACATAAAAGAAGGCGTGCCATTTACTAAAAGCATATTACGCTATGGTAGCAAGTCGTATTCAGAAGCAGTAACCATTGGGCGAGAAATTCACAAAGCCGGTCTTATTGAGAATATGGATTGGGAGAGGATTGATTCGCCTGCGGTAGGTGACTACTTTGACATTGAGTTATCAGAGTCTGAAATGTTGTCCACTTGGGTAGAGTCTATTGCTGCTGACGGTATTGTATTACATGCTGACGACGAGTTATTTAATGCATTAACAGAAGCTGAGTATCAGGGTCGTGATGTTCCGCTAGGTAAACCTATGCAGGGCGATGTTAAGAAGTTTAAAGTGTATGTTAAAAATCCCAAAGGCAATGTAGTCAAAGTTAACTTTGGTGACCCTAATATGAGAATTAAAAAGTCAAACCCTGCAAGACGTAGAAGTTTCCGGGCAAGACACAACTGTGATAATCCTGGTCCAAGAACAAAGGCACGTTATTGGAGCTGTCGCAAGTGGTAATTTTATTTTTTATTAAGGGTTAATATGTTATACACAGGATCAGGAAATATTCCTCATCATATCTACTGTTGGGTAGATTCGTCATTCATTCGTAAAGATATAGAACCGTACACCTTTGAACCGTGTGTTTGGTTTGCATTACATTCAAAACCTGGACACTCATGGGGTTGCCATGTAATGTTGGAATGTGGTGCTGTCTGGCGTAGTGTTCCGCCACATGCTCTAGCATTTTCTATAGACCCAGAACCAGAATGGGTGCTTGAAGATACACAGATATGGGATTGCTACGGTGATCAGTTCTCAGTTGTCAGTTATGATTATCTAAACACTCAGCGAGCAGAGATTCGCAGCAGTGGAGAGTTTGGTCGATATCTGTTTACTGCTATTCCCATGAACGATGGTTACAGTATGCATCCATCGCAGTCTAAAGAGTTTATGTTTATAGAACTAGACAATGGCAGACTGTGCATCATGCCAACGAATGAACTACGGTTCCACGACAAGTCATTTACCGAGGGTGATTGGCCAACTAATATTAAATTGAACACAACATCATGGAGAGTTGAATAAGTTACCAAAAAACGAAATTTATTTACACCACTAGTATTAAATATTTTTGGTAGCATACATGAACTTTACAAAACTCATACACACAGATATAGACCACGAGCTGTTGGCTAAAGAAATATATCAATTAATCGAGCATTTCAAGCTTGAAGAACATCCTCAGATTAGTCTTACTAGTCTAGCCGGTGAGAACAACTGGATCAATAGTACAGGTAAGCGTCACTTACTTAAGTACCCAGAACGCTACTTTAATAAAATCAACGAATATCTAGAAGGCACATATATTGCAGAGTGCATTCGTCGCTATCCAGATTTTTATCGCTGGAGGCTATTGAAGGTAATTCCGCGGGCGACATATTCTATTCATCCAGACGGGTTACCTTTTAGAGAAAACATTAGACTACACATACCAATTGTTACTAACAGCAGAGCATTTCTAACATTCTACGATGTTATGCCCGGGGACGATACAACTGTAACAGTATATCATGCTAATCTAAAAGCAGGTAATAGCTACGAAGTGAACACCACTAAGTTACACACAGCAGTAAACTACGGCGACCACGATAGGTACCATATGGTTGGTGTAAAATATATCAAAGAAAGAATACGAGGCGCTAAATGAAAATAGCAATCACAGGACACACTAAAGGAATTGGTAAAGCAATTGCCGGATTATACTACACCGACGAAGTTGTAGGATTCAGCCGTAGTAATGGATATGATATTTCAAAACCGGAAGATGTTAAATCAATTATTAAAAATACAATAGAAATAGATTGTGATGTGTTTGTTAACAATGCATACAACAACACAGCTCAAACAACCATCTTTGACATGTTACTAAAGCACTGGAACAGCGACTCTACTAAAACGATTGTTAACATAAACAGTCGAACGATCTATAACGGACCAAATCAGCGAAAATATACCGCAGATAAAAAACTGTTGCGTTCTAGTGCAATTAATGCTATTCGTGATATAAACAGAAAATGCCGTGTAATTAATATAAACCCGGGATATGTGAGAACAGATATGGTTTCTCACGTAGATGTGAAAATGTTAACGCCCGAACAACTAGCAGCTATGGTTAAATGGTGCTTAGACCAGCCTCAAGGAATTGAGGTTGGCGAATTAAGTGTTTGGTGTACTACTTTAGATTAATTTAGGCGCAACATTTATATGCCTCAGTGATAAATACTAGTATGAACAAAGTAGTTATATATCCAGGCAGATTCCAACCAATGCTCAGCCATCACGCTGAAGTATTTAAACAGCTTCAATCACAGTTTCCTGATGCTGATGTATATATTGGTACCAGCGATAAAGTAGAGCTTCCTAAAAGTCCTTTTAACTTTAAGGAAAAGCAACAGATTGCTGCTGCACACGGTATTTCGGCAGATCGAGTGCTAGCTGTTACTCGTACATATCATCAAGAGGACTACGCTAAGTACTTTAATCCTGCTGAAACTATAATTGTTTTTGCAGTAGGCGAAAAAGACTTAGATCGGTTCCCCTTCAATAATGTGGATCCAAACACAGGTTTAGATATGACTGTGCGGGGCGAAGCAAAGCCTAAATACTTCCAAAAGATAAATACACTAAAGGCAAGTCCAAAGCCGATGAGTGAGCGTGGATACATTACACTAGCGCCTACTATTAAAATTGGTGACGAAGTTGCTAGCGCCAGCGCATTTAGAGACGCATTAAAAGCTGCTCCGGATGCAGAAAGTGCTAAACAAATTTATACAAAACAGTTTGGCACGTACAACGACAAGGTGTTTAACTTAATTTATAACAAAATAGCGAGAGCAGATATGAGCGAACAAATTAACATTCTAAGAAAATTAGCAGGACTTCCTTTAGAAGAAGCAGCACCAGTTGAATTTAGCGGTGCTGATGCTAAGGCAGCAAAGTTTTTACCACCCAGTGCATCCAGTGCTAAGATGAGTATTGCTAATCGTTTCCCTAAGGGTGTAGATGTTAGCGATCCGGCGGCTAAGCAAGAGCAGTTTATTCAAGCACTATTACGCTCTCCGGAAGCATTGTTAGCAGAGATCAGCGAAAGACTTGATCCTAAAGACAACAACAGTCTAGCAGTTGATCAAAAGGTAAGCGATATTGTACAGCTTATGAATCAAAAAGACATCGGTATTTCAGGTCTACCAAAAGACCTAAAGCAGTTTGTTTTAGATTTAACAGTTAATGCAGTTAAAAACATGGACCTAACTGCTGGCGACAACAGCCCTGCGTATGATGATTCCGAAGATGAAGATGAGTTCAAAAAAGAAAATGTCAACTTAAACAGCATTCGCACTGACTACGGTGTTGAAGAAGCTAAAGAAGAAGATGAAGAAGATGAGGACGAAGACGACAGTTGGATTCCAAGTGTAGATGACTTTGAACAAGAAATCAAACACGGTTACAGAGGTGTTGGTGCTCTGAGAGTTGAAGGCTTCAGTTCAGAATCTGATATGGTGCTAGCAAAAGCTGGCTCAGGTGAACTAGACATCTATGATGTTATGACTAACCCGAAGACACCTGCAGAAGCTACTGCTGCTAAAATTATTCAGCAAATGTACGATGACGTATCAATCGATCATCACCTACACCCAGACGATGACTTTGAACAGATCCTAGACATTGTTGCTGATCAATTAGAAGCAGACTCCGATAAAACTAAAGACTCGTATGTAAAGAAAGCATCGGGAGAAATTGGTAAGCATTGGGACAATAGCCATGACGATGCAGATTCGGCACGTAAGTATTATAATCGCAAAAACACAATGCGTAAGATTTCCAACGAAGAAGTTGAGGGAACAGCAGGCAATGCACTAGATGCAGCTATGTTAGAACTACGCAAACTAGCAGGTTTAAGATAATGAACGACTTATATAGATTACAAAAGCTAGCTGGAATTCTAAAAGAAGAACCAGAAACAGGCGATGAAGTTGTAAAGACTGTGGTCGGTCATGTTGACGACGAACCAGATATGATTCGTCAAGAACTTTATAAGATTGGCAAGTATGCCGTTGAGCTACACAAGATGCTAAAGGAAGTTCCAAACGGTGATCTTCCTCAATGGTGGACTGCTAAGATTGTTCGTGCAGGTGATTACATTAGTAGCGCAAAGCATTACTTAGAAGCAGAACTATACAATCCAGGTGATGAAGTTGCTGTTAGTGATCAAGTGCAAGACAACACTGATCCAAGCGGTGTTTCTTAAATATTTTCTAAAGTGTGAGTTAACACTACTATAATATCTCTTACACCGTCTGTAACTGTCTTAACTTCGTGCATAATTTCGCTAGAAAATAGCAACATATCACCTCTTAGAATTTTAAATTCTGTGTTGTTAATACAGAGTTCGCCGCCGCTATATTGATCGTTTATTCCGAAAATAATAGTTACTTTTCTATTACCATTTTTATAATTATCGTTGTGTGGTTTAATATAGTCACCGGGTAAATATCGTCTATATCTAGCAAACTCAATTTCTCCAACTTCTACTTTATATTTTTCGGAGAATGCTTGTAGTTTTTCGTAAATTAAAAATTTGAAAAACAGTGGTATTTTAATTAGATCTGCACGTAAGCTATGAAAAATTTCTGTATCATGATTATAGAATTCATGTACATTCTTTTCTAAATAGATAATTTCTTGCTCACTAAGAGCATTTTTATAATATTCAATCATTTAAAATATTCGCGGTATTAATAACTAATTGCTCGGCATAAACGGGCCAAAAGCGGCCTGCTCTAGGTCCGTTATTTTTTCTTCCGTCACTCTCGCCAGGAATCTTAATCCATAGATAAGCATCGCACAGAGGGTATCCAGTATCTGTTGTAGGTTTTTGACCAATTGCACGACCAGGTGGGTTGCACCATTCATTGCCATATGGACCGTTGCCGTTGCGACTAGTATCAACTACGTAGTGATTGTACTGTGTATATTCGCCTACACGCTCTGCCCAGCTTACAGACTCTTCTGTGGTTCTAAAGTTGCTGACATTGACACTAAAGCCGCGCACACCCGGCACACATACACTGTTAAGTAGTTTACCAGCTTCTTCAGGTTCGAGCCAATTGCTATGACCTATGTCAACATACACTAGTGCGTTAGTACGCTCAGTTAGTATTGTTAATGCTTGTTGCATTAGTTTATAGCGCCACTGTGCTTCAACTGTAGCCATTTCTGTACTATGTGGCAGCGCATCGGGTTCAAAGATAACAATAGGCGAAAGTTTGCCTACACCTAATGCAAAACTTTCAATAAACTCTAAATAGCTAGCAGAACTGCTAGCACCACCTTTGCTGTAATGCCCCATGTCTCGGTTAGGAAGATTGTAAAGCACAAACACAGGAAGAGCAGGCAATGTTCTACGGAACAATCTTTCCAAGCTCTTTTCTAGATGCTTTACGGGTTTGCCGTTTCTTTGGCCGTACCAAAACGCAACAGGATGCTCAAATATCTTTCTTACTAAAGGATATTGTCTTGCATGGTCTTGAACACGATCAAAGTTGTTGACATAGAATGGATAGTCCATTATCCTCTCTTAACAGAACGTTCCAATCTTTTAAAACGCTTGTCGCGTTTTTGTTTAGCCATCTGTAGTTTAAATTCGCCAACAATGTCTATAAAGTTAATTCCTTGCAAGTGATCATACTCGTGAAGGAAACATCTTGCATCAATACCATCCATCCATGTTTCAACCACAGTCTCACCATCTGTTTTGGTGAACTGTACCTTGATCTTAGCTGGTCTCTTAATCTTTAAGTAAAGCAACGGCCAAGTTAAGCAACCTTCTTCAATTTGTACTTCACCTTCAGTTTCAATAATGGAGGGTTTGTAAATACCTATGTCACCTAAGAAACTATGTGCCATAACAAACATGTTATAACTACTACCAACTTGTGTAGCACTAAGTCCTACACCTAAATTGGCATGCATTAGCTCAAGCATTTCTTTTTCGCGTTCAGTCCAGTCAATACCGCCTTTAAACGGGTCAGTTGTAGCACTTCGATGTAATGCAGGATCTCTAGGGTCAACTAATTCACAGCGCCAATCTTCGAGAAAGGACTCGCCTAAACTGACATCAGTGCTAGATGCATATTTGCTATATGGGTCGTATTGTTTACTCATAACTTTATTTAACTACCTTACTAGAAAATCTTTTTTATCTTGAACAGTAGCCCAGTGCTCTGCATCCGGCAGCGGATCACGTTTGGCTGTAATATTACTAGTTTGCCACTCTTTGCTAAGTTCAGCATTTAAGTCAATCATGTAACGCTGTTCCTGTGGCAAGTCGTTATCAGAATAAATCGCATTAACAGGACACTCAGGCTCACACAGCGCACAATCAATACATTCGTCGGGGTTAATGACTAGAAAATTTTCACCTTCATAAAAGCAATCTACTGGGCAAACCGTCACACAATCAGTATACTTGCACTTAATACATGATTCTGTTACAACGTATGTCATTATAGTTTCTCTCCGGCCTCAAAGCCACGGAAACGTAAGAAGCGCGGGAAGCGCAAACTATAAGTTCCATCTTGGTTCTGCGTTACCGCATCTGCCCTCACTTCAACAATTTGTCCTACAATATTATCATTTTCAACGTGGCTAGCCCAAAAGCTATCTCTATTCGAATCACTGAAGCCAGACCCAACATTAACTTTAATACGTTTTCCGTCGTCGTCCCCGGCACATACAAATGCACCCAGTCGTCCAACATTTCTTCCAGTGCCTTCTTCAACATTGATTACTTCCAACGAAACTTCAATGAAGGGTTTGAGTTTGAGCCAGGCAGCACTACGCTTGCACTCGTATGGAGCATCCAAGTCCTTGATCATAATACCTTCGTAACCGTTCTCTACTGCACTCTTATTGTACATAGAAAACAACTTCTGTCCTTCATCAGAATCAAGGTCAACTACTGCATGGTCAAGTACAGTTACGTTGGGCAACAGGTTCATGTGTTGTTCGTACCACTGCTTGAGCCATGCTGTGCGCTCACGTTGCTTAACTGCAAACTTGCCTTCTTGAAACTGGTCAAGCGGAATAATATCAAACAAGTGTAGTACTGCATCACCGGCTGTTACATTTTCCTTGCGGTGAACCTGCTTCATTAGATCCTGGAAACTGCTGCTCATAATCTCCCCGTCAAAAACAGTCGGAGAGCTTAACTTGTTCGCTACTTTGGCGAACTGCTCTTTGATGTGACCAAAGTTGAGCAACTCCTTGCCATTGCGACTGAACTGGTCCACTCGCCCATCTGGATAGACTACGGTTAAAACTCGCACACCATCCAACTTCACTTCGATCATTTTCTTGCCGCATACTTTACTTTCATGGTTAGCACTGTCATGACTGAGCTGACATTCAAATACAGGAATAGCACCCTTAACAACTTTGTTAATGGTCTTTTCACTTACGCCGCAGCGTAGATCCTTAATAAGGATACGTCGATACCAATGATTCCACTGCTCTTGCGTAGCAGAGTTCATCATTGTTGCGATCATGTCGCGAGCTGTATTACCGGTGACACCGCGACTAACAAAGCCTGTTAGTGCTAGAGTAAATGCGTCCCAGCTTAGGCCAGGCCCATCCTCATCAGTCTTTTCTGGAATTTTCTTGAGACCAAATGTGATCATAGAGTCTAGTGCAAGTCTACAACCTTCTAAAAATTCTGCATTATCTCTATTAGCATCAATGATCTGCTCTTTGTTAGTACGCAGATTGTGTGTTTCCAAATCTTTAATAATTTGCCATGGGGTCATTTTAGTTGCCTTAAAATACTAATGATACAACAGTATAGCAATATATTGCAATCTTGTCAACCTGCTTCTATATCTTTATAAAATTGAGTAAATTCGGATACATTTGTAGGTAACAAGTTGCGTATAATATTTTTATTGTGCTCTATTACGCCCATATTCTTTCGCTGCCAACTAGATATATCATCGATGCTATCTAGCATATTACATACACGATGTATCTCATCAAGTAAAAGCTTAAGTCTTTTTTCAGTATTAGGTTCAATATCGAAGGTTAAATCAAACCAATCCTCATATGTCTTAAATCCTAATCGGGTCAGCCCCGATGTATTAATACCGGGTGTACCCCAAATTATTACCGGCATCATATTAAGCATAGGTTTGAAAGTTTTTTCTGTAATAAATTCGTGTGCTCTTTCTTGATATGTTTCTAATGATACGTCAAATACTGCGCGACTGTAGACTTCCGGTAAAGTTGATATTATATCTTTATCCGGCATTGTGCTAGAAAGTGGAGCATTCTGCGAAACTTGCATAGGAGAATGTTTAATAAAAAACTCAACCATATTACCGTCAACATCAAATCCGTCATGATTCATAAAATCATTTTTAGATTCAATTTTCGGATGACTCGCTAGCATTTTATCTTTATACGCAGTATTATACATTTCATAGATTAATCTAGAACGCCAGTATCTAGGTTTGCGACTGAGGCACGTAAAATATAAGGTTGCTTTTGTATCTAAACGTGGGTTGGGACAGCTTAACATACTATCACACGCATTAATGTGATACACATTGTTTTTAAGATGCATGTCTTTTTCAACAGCATCGCCTGTTAAATAATAAAAACGTTGAAGTGGTATGTTATTATTTGAAAATCCTTTACTAAATCTTTTAAAGTAAGGAAATACGATATGCGAACCTTCTATGGAACAATCAAAAATTAAAGATATTTTTCCTAATTTTAACTTTTTTATTAATGCATCGCTAAAAAAAGCAACCGGGTCAAAATCAATTGTTTCTAAATTGAGATTCTTATAAACAGGTTTTACTACTATGTATTTAGAATATTTTGTGTTTTTATTAGTATATAGCTTCAGCAGTTTTTCAAAACTTTGATTAGATAGTTCAAAAAAAGGATTTTCTTTTATTAAACCATTAGCATATATTTGAGGCATTACTGCCCCTTTTTACTTTCAAACGTATAGTTGTGTAGCTGTAAATTAACATATTCAGCTAGTCTCGGATAGATGCTTTTCCAATCTAAGTTACGGCGTTTATCCAATTCATCTAAGTGTGATCGGAAACGATACATTTCATACTTGTTTGGTTTAGCATTTACTAACTGCTTACGAATACCTTCTAGATAAGAAATATCCCTGTTAAAAGTTTGATTTCTGCTTTCAAGAGTGCGTATTAGCTGATCAATCTCAGGTACACAGTAATCACCAAACACACTAGGATTCATCCACTTTGGATCTTGAATAGTGTTCCAACTGTAGAAGATTGGCTTGGGCTTGCCCCAAGGCATAATTTGATTATCTTCCCACTTGATAATATTGTCGTACAGTTTCCACATTGTGGGAGTAGTTAGCGATGTGATAGTGCTATGTACTTGTAGCTTGACCCAACGCTTGTTATGCAGCAGCAGGAAGTTACGCTCCCATTGTTCTAGGTCCATACCGTAGCGAGCATATTCAGCTTCATCTCCCCAGCAATCCATACTAGCAACAACTTGGAAGCTCTTTAGCTTTTTATCTGCAATAAGACGTTCAATTTTGTCTAGTTGCTGCTCTAAGCGTTCTGTTTTATGTTTGAGGTTACTAAAGATGTGCCATTCTAGATTAGGGCAAGGATTTTTATCAAACCATTCGATGCAGCGTTCAAACTCAGGTTGATACAGCGGCTCACCGCCTAGGATCTGAAACTTGTACAGGTCTTTACCATGCTTATCCATCCAGTTCCAAAACTTTTCGCGCATAATGTCATAATCAGGATTGTTGGGCCACTGATATACTTCTAGATCGTCCTTAACGATCTCACCATGCTTTACAATTTCTGCTTGAATAACACTGCTGAACTTTGCGCTGCAATAAGTGCAGGCTTGATTACATAGACTACTAAAATAAACTTCTAGTAGTCTGGGCGTAACTTCAGTGGCGCTGGGATTGTACTGCATCTCTGGAGGCAGCATCGCTAGGTCCTTGATGTAGGCTTGACGCTCGCTGGTTCCGCCTACATCTTCTACAACTTTACAATACTCGCAACCGTTACCGGGCCATTGGCCCTGCAACATCTTTTCTCGATCTTGCAGTTTACCTGGAACATTGTGGAAGTCTTCAATAGTATCAACTGTTACAGGCCAATGCTTGCAACGGTGACAGCTACTGGTAGTACCAAAGTTTAAAAACAGGGTACTCCATGTCCATTTAAATTGACACGAAGTATCCTTGTTAATAGGTAGTTCGTTCCAGTGCTTGTAATGTTTTGTGTGTATCTCATCCATACCAATATTTATCAGCTAGTTAGAGTGTAGCTGATTTGTTATGGCATAGGAATTTCTACTAGATTCTGTTCTCGATCTAGGTACTTCATTTCTACTAGAACTGGTTCGAATTCTTGGATAGCAGCTACTACATCGTAAGGATCCAAAGGACCACAAGTGTAAACATCTAGTTGCATCATTGCAGGGCTTTCTTCGTCCCAAATATGCATAGCAATGTGACTGGTCTCAATGATAGTTACTGCTGTAAGTCCTCGATTACCGGGAACGTCACAATATGTTGCATAAGGACCCATTAGTGTTTTCATACCAATCCTATCAATTAGATTAGGCATCCACATTTCTGATACATATGTTGGGTCTACTGCGGGTTTTTTAATTTCTGCACGAATAATAAGATGTTTGTGAAATTGAGCCAATAGTGTGTCCTCTTAGTCTTTGCTATCTAGGGGGCAGAGTTCAATCTCGCCGTTTACTTTACGCCACTTAACAAAGTTTGCAGAAATAAGCAGATCCACTGTTGCGCCTGAACCGCGAATAACGCCGCGTTTATATGCCATGATACCGGTAACAATAGAACCAACAACATAACCTACAACTATTGCAATTTCTATAGACATGCTTATTCCTTTAAACTGGTGTCCACGCCCGGACTCGAACCGGGACGCTTTCGCGAGAGATTTTAAGTCTCTTGTGTCTACCTATTTCACCACGCGGACATGAAAACTATTTAATACTAAACTATACATTCTACTCAATTAATTGAACTAGACCCCGCACTCGTAGTCTCGAGTTGTATCTAATGATACTGCACCTCACGAAGCCACTTCTTTCGAAGTTTTCAACACAATGACGGCCCCGTCTAATTCTTGCCCTCGTCTTTCCCTCGGTTGTCTGGCCTGCCCGGTAGGATTCGAACCTACGACCTACGGATTAGAAGTCCGTTGCTCTATCCAGCTGAGCTACGGGCAGATAAAAACTTTTTCGCTAACTCCAAGCTAACTTATATACTATACTAAACTTCTTCGTCGTTGTCAAGATGTTTTTTGAATTCGTTAGGATAAAAAATTGATAAATTGTTTGCGGAAAAGTATTTAGCTTTTAGTGCTAGGTACGTTTTATCTTTAGGCATTGTTGCTTCAGCTCGCTTATCGCGATAATATTCACGCACCACTCCGCCGTGGTTGAAAAACAGTGTTACGAATTCTCGACCAGTTTCCATACCTATTCGACGTTCACTGTTAATAATGTATTCAAAATCTCTTTGAAGTTCGTTAGCTTGATCTAATGTGTACATATTAAAATACGAAGTTGTCTACAGTATATTTAGGACCAAGTTCTGCTATTACAAACTCATGTTCGCGAATTTTAACAGGACGAGCATCAGCACTTAGCCATAGTTGCTTAACATGGTCAAACACAGCAGTTACAGGCAGCAGCCAATCGCTACGCATAGATTTAAGGATCACAACATGGTCAGTGTCGGTTTTAAAGTAAAACTCCTTGGTCTTACTACCTCTGCGGAAAATATCAATGCTGCCAATGTAGGTAACCGGTGTACGGTTAAGTTCTAAATCAATACCGCTTGGCAGGGTAGTATGCTCTGCTGCAATACGTTCTTTAAATGTATCTTCTTTATAGAAGTCATCCATACGGTATAACAGTCTAATATGCGGCTCTTCGAGAACACACTTAGCACTAAGTTTTAGCGCCTTTACCATATCACGCTTAAAGTCACTGTCTCGGAACTGCCCGCTTAGTTTCTGTGTAATTACTTTATCGAGAAAATATTCACGGATAGTCTGTGCTAGCTCAACAGTTTCCTTATTTGGTACATGACGTTGGATTAACTCAATAGCAGGAAACTGCCCGCCTGCCTTAAGCTCAATAATAGATGCTAGTGGATCAAAATCTAGGTCGTGTACTACAGATTCTTTAGTTTCAGTAGAAGACCTTCCGAAAATATCATCAAAAGGATTAGACTTGTACGGAGTAGCATTTCTGATAGTAAACGTAGGTGGTGGTAGAGTTACGTCGGTTTCTTCATCACAGCTCATAATAATTGTATCACTTGCTGCCGTGCCGTGGCCGAGGATAATAGACATATTATCTTCATCATCATTCATCGTGGTTGTACTCCAAAATGTTGAAAGGTTCGTTGCACACATACTGCCTGCCAGTATGAGTCTTCATCTGCACTATGTAAGTTTTGCTGAATTGCTTTGCGAGGATCCACAGGCATCATATTAAAGATTGTGCGGCAATCACTGATCTGCCAGTATGCCCAACCCTTGTGATGATTAAATTGTCGATATAGATCTTCTAAAATAACCATGTCAAATTGCGGACCTTGACACCAAATTTTATCTACACCAACTAGATAGCGATTTAGATCTTTAAAGAACATGTCTAGGTCAATACGCCCAAAATCGCTAAACGCTTCTTCTTGAATATGTGCTGCTTGCTTGCCCCACCACTCGATTGTGCCTTGATCAACACTGCGGTCAGCGTTTAACTGTTCGTCTGCGCTGGGTCGCCAAAGTGTTTTAGAGTGTGGTTCGTTAAGTGTAAAAGGATTAAACTTAACAGCACCAACACTGAGTACTACGCAGTCGGGGTCAGTACCCAGTGTTTCGATATCGATCATTGCATGTGTTGTCATAGTATTACTATAACATATCTGCAATATTTGTCAAGCTGTTTTTAATGTATTTAGATGATCGGGTAGAAAATGCTTTGTGGGCACTTTCCGATGGATGGGAATTGTCTTTGGACAGACCGTGCTTTATAAAATCATCGAAGACTATATCTATAAAAACATTATTCCAACTATAGTTATCCAGTCTAGATTGCATAGAGCTCTTTTCCATGTTGTTAAAAAAACAAAAGTTTAGAACCTTACAACCTTTGGATTTTAAATAAAGATTAGCATAGTTTATATATTGTACATTAGTAATTTCAGAGTCGTGTGCGTTGTACAAAAAGGAATAATAACTTAATGTAGCACTATCATCCTTACGCCAAGGTGTAATCATATGATTTTGTTTATCAATAATAACTGAATGTCGTATGAAGCTGGTCCACATTATTGCAACAATATCAGATGACTCGATATCTGCTTCTAGAATTTTGTACAATATGTATTTGTTACTAGAACCTGGCTGCGAATTATTAGTATGCTGTATAGATAGGTTTTCTGCCAGCTGGGCCGGCCACGCAAACTTGCTTGGGGGGGTGTAGTTATCTTTGCTAGGATCTATACTGTTTTCAATATGAAAACAGTCTGATAAACCTTGGCCGTAAGTAAAACTACACCCAAAAGATTGCAGTCGGTTGAACACGTTAGTAATTAAAGCGTAATTGTTTCTTCGTCTGAGATACGATTTTTTTCAACTGCGTTTAGCTGGCCGGCGCCTTTGACCCCGTCTACCCATTTCATTTTTTCAAACGGGTCTTGAGTTCCGGCTACAACACCATCCCACCAATCACTGTGCTGCCCAATTCTATTTAAGAACCACGCAATCTTGTATGCAGTTGCTACACGAGCTTGTTGCATACCTGGATGGCCAAAGTCTTTAGGATCGCTAGGATTACCTTCCATGTACTTACGGTTTTGGAATGTGGGATCGTCGTTGTTGCCAGTAATGTCAGCACGGTCATGAATAAACTCAACATCAATACGCTCAAATATATCCAACATGTATGCAATGTGACTTAACCATGCATCGTTTTGTGCGTTCTGACTGAGGTGATCAACTAATGTAAACCAATCGCGTGGTACGATAGGAAAAATAGCATAGGGATGACCGTCATGATTGTCACGAGGTGCTAGTAATTTAAACTGCCCTGTGTAGCTGCGAATAACATCGTCCCAACCATCAGTAACCATTATACCGTCGTCGTTCCAAAAGAATAACCAGTCACCGCTAGCATTGCCTGCAAGTGTGTTCACATAAACATGTAGATTTTCGTAACCTAGTGGCTTAAAGATGTTTGCTCTACACTCCACTCTATATTCTCGTAACATTGGTGCAATTTCTTGCTCAATGTATTCGCGGGCGCCTTCGTCATCGTCATCGATACCCAACAGTAGTTCTACGTTTTCAGGATCCGTTGCTTTAGAGATTAAGCTTTCTAAACTGCTCTTTAAAACTTCTCTACGCCCTCTGGTGGGCAATAATACTGAAATAATTGATTTACTCATTATACGTTTTGCTTCCTGTTATGCTTGTTTTCGCCAGTAAATAGCTTGCGAATGTTTCCACGGAAGGTGTAATGACCTACGTGGTTAAGTGCTGTGCGAGGATCCAGATATACATCACCGCCCATGTTCTGCCACAAGCGACAGAACATGTAGTCTTCGCTAAGATAGCGTCTGCTTTCAGGGTCAATCATTGTGTCAAATAGTGCATACATAAATGGCTCAAACTTTTGATCAACGTTGATGTCATTAACATATTTGAGTTCTGGGTGGGCATCCATCATCTGCTGAATAACTTCTTTCTTGATGCACATGAAACCTGTTCCTGCATCCTTAAGTCTTACTAGGTTATCAACAATTTGTACCTGTGGTGTGCGGTTGCCGTTCTCGTCCTTGAGGAAGTCAAAGTTTACAACATAGTTAGAACTATGACCTTCAATGCTTTGTGCATTTTCATCTAGGTCTGGATTGCGAGCAGCACTAATGATACTGTCCCAGTTAATAGCCTTCTTTGGATATGCACCAACAACAACGGGCTTGTCATAGGCTACTTGGCGTAGTAAGTCCTCTGGGTTGAATTCAATGTCAGCATCGATAAAGAACAAGTGCGTAGCATCCTTGTTCTCCATAAAGAAACTAACCAATGTGTTACGGCCTCGAGTAATAAGACTTTCGTTAGCCAGTGTGCTAATAGTGTATTTGATATCAAACTTATTGCAAAGAATAGCTAGACGCATCATACTACGAAAATACGGTTCGCCAATTTGTCCACCGTAACAAGGTGTAGCAATAAAGATGTGCTTTTGTCTAAGTAGTCCTACGGGGATTTCAATTTTAGCATCTAACAAACGATACATTACGTCATCTGTTGGTACTGAGTTGTCTTTTACGGGATTTCCGGGTGCAGCTTGTTTCTTTTCAGACTTATTAGCTGTTCTACGTTGATTTCTGTTTGACATAATTTTCTAACATTCCTGTGTGTTTATAAATTTTACTTATATGATCAAATAAGTTTAAACTTGTTTTATTGATTTAAACCATCGATTTTTCTTAATACCATGATGATACATTTCTTTTTGAAGAGATGAACGGGTTTTGTTAAAGTTGAAACCAAAATATAATGTCAATCTAACAAAATCATCAGATGGTATTTGCGCTTTATGAAATAGTCTTCCATCAAATACAATCATCCTATTAAATTTATTTTCAATATGTAAATCCTCTATGTAGAATCCGCTGTCGCTGCCATTCTCAACATAAGGATTCATAAAAAGTAAGCATACAAGATACTGATTTGTAGAATCAACATGTCCTGTATTTTGATCGCCGTTAGTTAAAATATTAAGGTAGGACCTATGAAGGTGTGAAAATGTGAATTCTGGATCGAATTGCTGCATATACGGAAGCAACCAAGTATCAATTTCAAATGTTTCAATTCGATCTTTCAAATCTAGCGGCATGTAAAAAAATACAGATGAACCAATAACACCAGAATGTTCCACACTAGCAAGGGTAAAAGAAGCGTCGTTTTCGTAGAAATTAATCCACTTTTCTATAAGTCTTGCTGATAGTACATTGTCGTGTATGTGTACTTTTTTATTGTCTATGATATGCTCTATCAACGCCATTTCTCGACTTGTGTTTTATTTGGTATGGTGCCCTCACACGGACTCGAACCGCGGACCTGATGATTACAAATCAACTGCTCTACCAACTGAGCTATAAGGGCTTGTGAATATTTATGATATGAAAATTTTACAGACAAAAAAATAGGCACGGTAATGTGCCTATTTAAACGAAATATACTAAAATTATTTGTCGTTAGGTTTTTTGCTTACAAAATCATTAAGCTTTTCTGCTTCAGCAATAACATCTTCGGTACTGGGCATATCTTCATGATTCTTTGCCTTACCCTGCAAGATTTCTCTGGCTTCTTTAACCAGATCCAATCTTATCTCATACGGAGTCTTATTAGACATGTTTTAATTACTCCCATAATTATCTTATACAATATTTATCTGTTTTACATAATGGAATATCTATGTACTTAATTATGAGTGGCACTATGGCACAAATGGTAGCGAATCATTTGTTACCCAGCAGTTCCCGCTGTTGACGCCCTGCCGCTTTTACGGTCCTAGGACACAGTAGTATTTATTAAAGTATGAAGTTATACAGTTCTATTGGTTTTATATCAGGTGTTGTTTTACAAAAATCCTCAAATGCTTGTTTTATTTCAGTTAAACATTTAGGAACGATTATGTTAAACGGTCTGTGCAAATCTTCACTTTGAAGAAATTCTTCTATCGGGTATCGATAAGTTATGTCATACTGATTATATACACCTGTCTTTTTTGCTAAGTGCATTTTTAATATTTCAAACCCAGTATTTTTTAGTAGCGGCGGAAGTATATCTGCGCCCAAATCTCGATAGAATAATAAGCGCAATGGCTGTGTTTGGCCTGCGCCACTTCCGCTAGAAGGAATCACAATCTTATGTTTTTTCACAGTCTTTAGTAATTCGTTATATGCTATAGCATGACTTTCTGGGGTCATTCTAAACATTTCTTTTATTATAATTCGATTGTTTTGTTGTGCGTAATTTAAGAATGCATAAGTTATAAATGGTTGATATTTCATGCCTTGCATACTAGCTGTTTGATTATCAAAATCATAATCTAACATAGGAATGTCGCCGCCTAAAAAAGTAGGATTACTGCTATCTATATAATCAAGCATTTTTAGTTGAAGGCTTATTTGCGGACTCCTAGCTTTGTACTTACGACAATAGTTTAAAAAATCACTACCATCTAACATCTCTTTATAATTAATTTCTATGTTTGTATACTCATAACCGTATCTCTCACAGTAACGAATAGCATGAAGAACATCGGGAGCATTAAATACGCAGTCCTCCCACACAAAAGAAAAAATGTATACAGTGATATCTTTTTCTAATTTATTAAGCATTGACAGTACGAATTGACTGTCGATCCCACCACTTAGACACATGTTTACTGCCGTAAAGTTTTTAAATTTTTCAGCCCATAAAGGAAGCAATGTATTGTGCGCTGTATCAGTGTTAGCTAGAGCCTTAATTGTTCTAGTGTTATAGTTAATATTAAAACCTTGATAAAACTCTGCTGGATCCAGTAAATTCACACTAACCTCCTAAGTATGATAAATACTTATATAAATTTACTGGTAACCCAACCATATTATGGAGCACAAATGGCTAGATATTTAATTACACTTGACTCAGGAGTACATGCAGATAATGTTGCTGCACAAGCAGCTATTACTGCATCTGGTGCTGCTGTAATAAAGTCATATGCATTTTCATTAACTTTTGAAATTGAGTCAACTGTTGAGCAGCTAGCTGCTATCAGCGGGGTAACAGAATCAATTGAGAAAAATACCCCCACAACTGTTTCAGTACAAGAATTAAATCAGAATCACTTAACTAACTTGGCTGCATCTAGTGTTATTGGTGAAGCACCTTTAGGATACACTCCACAAAATGCAGGTGCAGGCGGTCATGTTTACTTGGTTGATACGGGTCTTTATGCTGAACACGAGCAGTTTGTAGGAAGAACTATTAACAACTTGTACAGTAATTTTGGTTCTGACTTCTCTGATAATGCAGGACACGGTACTGCGGTAGCAAGCGTCATTGTTGGCAACACTCAGGGCGTCTCTAAAGATGCTACCTTACATAATGTTAAACTGTTTGATACAGGTACCGGTAATATTACACTAGGTGAAATTATTGATGCGCTAGATGAAGTGTTAGCTCATCACTTAGGTTCGAATCCATCTCAGGTTAAAGTAGTGTGCTTACCATGGGTCACCCCACAAAATAACTTTTTGGATAACAAAATTACAGAGATGAACTCTAGTAATTTGATTGTAGTAGCTGCTGCTGGTAATGACGGAGTAGATGTTAACACTGTATCTCCCGCGGGCGTCAACGTAGTACTCACCGTTGGTTCATACAATCAAGACTACGCAGTGACATCGTTCACAAACGTTCCCTGGACTGACCCTACTACACCATATAATAATAACTACGGCGCGGCTTTGGATATCTTTGCACTAGGAGTCAACGTATCATGTGCAGCAAAAACAGCTACTGATGCATACGGAGTGATTTCAGGTACAAGTATTTCTGCAGGATTAGTTGCTGGTGCTGCTGTACAATGGGCGACTAAACTTCCTGGAAAAACTTCGTCGGAGTTAAAAGATATTATTCTACAAGAAGGTCATTTGAAAGGCGCAAGTGCGATCACTTTTGATGCAGACTCGGCGATTTCTACAGCAAATGTTAACCGTTCAGTGTTAACAGTATCTTTAGCAAACCAAGTTACCTTAGGAAACTTACCATCTGGTAGAATTTTAAATGCACAGTTAGGCCAGACCACAACAAAGGATTTAGAGCTAAATCTTGTTGATGGCACAGATTTTGGCATTCTCAACTTTGCGCCCTTGCCTCAATGGGCGTCATTAGATTTATCAACAGGAATTTTGACTGTTAATACCGAAACTATTGACCCATCACTAGCACCAGGTGTGTACTTATTTGGTATTAAGGGTACTGTTAGTGATAAAACAGTCGTTGAGGAATATTCAATTGGTTTATATAATACATCAGTTAGTGAACTCGAGGGTGCTACACAGTATTACTATGACGAAGATACAAATTCGTATGACGAAGTTGTTAGTTATCAAGTTGCGCCGTTTTCCATCACAAAGTTCTAATTCAATTTTAAATATAATAATGAAAAACCGTGTTAAATACTAGCACGGTTTTTTTATGATTAATATAGACTTAACAACTAAGAACGCAGTATACAATACACTAGGGCCGCAAGCACAATGGGTACAGCATCGCTTTGGTCGTAGAGATTATCCCAATACTGAATTAGCCGTAGAAACTGTTAAACAAGTAATATCACTATCATCTGATACTGTTAACTTCATCTCTGTATTTGGAGATCCTAGTGAGCACACAGATATAATAGAGATTGTAAACTACTTAGATCAAGGTAAACTGGTTTTTAATAGTTATTTAAATTTCAATAATGATACCTTAATCGAAGCACTAAACAGCAAACAAGCATACATTGTTTTTCCTTGCTACGGTATATATGAGTTAGCTGATAAAGTAGTTTTAAATTCTAATTGGAATCAGATTCTGAGCAACTTAAAAAAATTAAATTGTACTGTTTGTGTGGAATTTTATATTTTTGAACATAATGTGCATCAAATTCCGCAATTAGACACCCTATGTAAAGAACTGTCCCTAGAACTAAAATTAAAACCAGGTACAGCGTTGCATCCGGATGGGTTTTCCCCTATCGTGGATTATGATGGTTGTTGGTTATACGATGTTTATTCGTGCTACGAGAACACAACATCTGTTAAGTGGCCTAATCTTCATCAAACTGTGAACGGATACAATAGTCTAATTCAGTTCATAAAACCGGTAACAGGAGATTCTATATTAAAATTTGGAAAATTTTATAAAATAGATAGCAGTGTAGCTGCCGACAGTATTAGTATAAGTGCAACCGGACATGTGTTTCCTAGCTATGAATTACTGCAAATTTTTTCAAATGCACTATGTACTGATTGGAATTTTTCCTTCAGTAAAATAAAGCACCTTAATAAAATCAAACCCGAATACACGCATCTTTGTTCAGCTCTTACAACCATAAGTAAAATGTTAGAGTTTAATAGTTTGAGTACAAATCAATATAGCGATATATTAGCAAACTTTGCTAATAGCAATGTCTGAGATATTGTTACAATATTCGTTAGGGCATTCTGTTAGGCTTTCGGGTAATGCCCAACTTTGTAATGTAGCAATGTTGCCGAAGTGTTTTGCGCCGCACCAACTACTGTATATATCCCCGCTAGCATCAATGTTTAGACTTTCGAATCCCAAATAGCATCGCATACCTTTAAAACTGTTTAACCCCTCATTAATAATCTGATGGCTTTGTACATATTTTGCAGTACCATCGTCATATAGGAATTCAGTCATCCAGTCTCGGGGATCAGGTTCGAACGCAGGTTGGTTAGGATCTGGTGGGGGCATCGGCAAAGGTTTGATACCTGGACGTTTAATAATTTCTAGGTCTGCTTCTGTGTAAGGCCAATATGTTTCTTGTTTGCTGCCTCTGCCCAGCAACTTCTTATACATAGTCTTAACGCATATGCTTACATTATTGTAGTTGTTTCGATCACAGTCTTTAAACAGCTCGCGTATTTCTTCAACATCGTTGCCTAGCTCGTTAATTCTGCCGCCAATGCCTGCAATGTTAATGTCTATGTTAACATAATCTTTGATTTCGTTAATCACACTGATAAGATGGTGCTTATCCATGCTTTGAGGATGCCATGTGATAACAACACCATTTAGATAGTGCTTTGCTTTACTCCACCAGTTAACAGTGCGACTAGCATTAGTAAACACTACACTACTGCAACCATGTTCGTTGATTTTACGTATGATATCTTCGAAGCCGGCCATTACTGTAACTTCACCGCCTATAAGCTCGAAATGTACGCTTTTACCTATATCAGCATAATGACTGCATATACGGTCAACAGCATCTAAATAAGATTGTAGGGATAACCAAGGACGGCTACTATCATGTAATATAGGGGGGCAGTATTCGCAATTAAAGTTGCACTGATTGCCCATGTTCCATTGTACACGGATTGGACTATTCTGTTGTCTTGCATGGGGGCCTTTAACTGATATCAGTTGAACCACAACAAAACCTTATGGACCTACAAATACCGATTTTGCACCAGTGTCAACTTGATCTTGGCAAGCTGCCTTGCTTACAGTTGCCACAGTAACCGGTTTTCCATTAGCAAATACCGAACTGCTTCCGTTAACGATAGTGGTTGCAGAGTGCGGAGTTTCACCATGGGAAGCTACTGTGTCATCTTTAATACTAACAGTCTTAAACTCAGCTCGAACTAATGGACCAACGGCGCCCGGGCCTGTAATTAACCCCGCTTTTACTAAACTACCTTTTACTAATCCTAATGCTGGCATAATAGTATTTATCCTTCTTCAGAGGCTGCTTCTAATGCCTTCTGCTCAGTGATCAAGTCATTGTAGTCTGCAACAGTACTAGCTAAAGTTTCCATTACAGCTAAAAACTGTTTGCCTTCCGTAATAATTGTATCGGCTCGCGCTGTTAGTGCGAACGGTGCAAGTGCTACCGTTTCGCCTGCTACAACAACGATCTTAGGATATTCTAACGTCATAGTATCAGTTTCTTTGTCAAAGCCAATTAATGTAGCAATAATCTCATCGCCTTTAGTGGTTTTAAGTGTAACCACTTCGCCGACTAATTCTGTCATATTATACAACATATGTGTTTTCCTGTGGTTATAGTGAACCTAGGCTAGTAAGCCCAAGTTTAGTTTTAATAGTATCTACGCCTAATTCGCTAAGTCCCACGAATCCGCCTTCAACAAATAGTTTGCCTTCTCGATAAATTTGAGGCATAGTTCTATGACCTTCGTTGATAACAAACTCTCGAGCAACGTCATCTGTATCTATGTTTACTTCCTCAAACGGAATATCATTGTTTTTTAATAGAGCCTTTGCTTGTAAGCAATAGCCGCAATTGTTCTTTGAATATAGTGTAAGCATTATAAACTCAATCCTTTAAATGTATCCTGATCTACGTCTTGTTTTGTGCCGCCGATAACATAGCTTGTAATTTCTGTTTCCTGCGGTGCTACTTGTACTTCGCCACCGCTGATCCATTTTTGTGTCCACGGTAGGGGATTACTTGCGCTAGTAGCATATGGCACAGTTAATCCTACTGAGCGCATACGCTTTGCAGCAATCCATTCGACATACTGCTTGAGTAGTTCGGCGTTGAGGCCGATCATACTACCATCCTTAAACAAATAGTCAGCCCAATCCTTTTCCTGACGAACAGCTTCCATAAACATTTCCAGCGCATGTCCTTCACACTCAGCAGCAATCTTTTCAAAGTCTTTGTCGTCTTGAGGCAATAACTTCAGCATCTGTTGTGTACTGGCTAGGTGAACATTTTCATCGCGGGCAATTAGCTTAATAATCTTAGCGTTGCCTTCCATCTTCTTTAGTTCAGCGAACGCCCAACTACAAGCAAAACTTACATAAAAGCGCACACCTTCTAAGATATTAACACTCATTAAACATAGCCATAGCTGCTTTTTGAGCTCATATAAGTCAACAACTACCTTCTTACCGTTGACAGTATGTGTGCCTTCTCCTAGGAGCTTGGGTCCGAGTAAATGTTACGAATAATATGTGTATAACTGCGACTGTGAATAGTCTCACTAAATGCCCAAGTTTCGATCCATGTTTCTAGCTCAGGAATACCAACAATAGGTAAGAACGCTAGGTTAGGACTACGTCCTTGTACACTATCAAGTAAAATTTGGCGCTTTAGATTACTAGTAAAGATATGTTGTTCGTGTTCGGTAAGATCCTTAAAATCCTTAGCATCACGAATAATATCAACTTCTTCTGGCCTCCAGAAGAAACCTAACTGCTTTTCAGTAATTTTATCAAACTGACGATACTTTAAAACGTCATACCGCTGCATAGTAACGCCGCCGTCAGCATCTAGGAACATCTTGGACTGAGTGTGATCTTTTGTACTTTTAGAATTATAAACAGAAGTAGCCATAATTTATTCCTAACTTTTTAATTAAATTTTACAACTGTCGCAGTCGTCTTCTTGAATAACAGCATCGTCTGCTAAAGGCGTAGGGGCTTGTTCAATATCCATTTCACCTTGTCCGTCAAAGGTGTTATTGTAATATAGCTGCTTGCCGCCATATTTATAAAACATTACAATATGCTGTAGTAGTAGACTCATCGGAATCTTTTCATCCTCATAATGTTGAGGATTGTAACTTGTGTTTACACTAATGCCTTGGTCAATATACTTCTGAAGCACTGCACAAATCTTCAAATAGCCTTCCGGGCTCTTTTGATTCCACAATAGATCGTACTTGTTCTTAAGGCGAGGATAACCAGGTACTTGCCCGCAGCATACTTAGTTTCACTGCTCTTAAGGCATGCAGCCTTTTCTTGTGCCAGCTTAACACTGGCTTTAATTAGATAGTAACTCCATGCTTCTGCCCACTCGTCTACAAGTTCTAGATTAGGATTCTGATAGTTAGTATCGTTCTTAGCTAGCCAATAAGCAAAGTTGATAATACCTATACCTAAAGGACGACGATTCATTGTGCTTAGTTCAGCGGCAAGAACAGGATAGCTTTGATAATCAAGTAACTCATCTAGCGCACGTACTGCTAGCTCACATGTTTTTTCAAAATCTGATGGATTCTTAATGTTGCCCCAATTGATTGCGCTTAGTGTGCAAAGACTGATTTCACCTTCAGTATCCTTAATGTCATTAAGTGGCTTAGTGGGTAAGTTGATTTCACAGCAAAGATTGCTCTGCTTGATAGGAGCGATATCTTCCTTGAAAGCACCATGTGTATTAGCGTGGTCAACGTTCATTAGATAGATACGACCAGTGTCTTTACGTTCTTGAACGAATGCACTGAATAAATCAATTGCTTTTACAGTCTTTTTGCGTAGTCGGGTGTTACGCTCTGCTGTTTCATAAAGCTCGCGGAATTTATCTTGGTCGTTAAAGAATGCATTGTACATCTCAGGTAAGTCATGTGGCGAGAACAGTGTAATGTCACCCCCGGTGATCAATCTCTCATACATCAACTTATTAAACTGCACACCGTAGTCCATTTGACGAACACGGTTTTCTTCTGTGCCTTTGTTGTTCTTTAGCACCAGCATATCTTCAATTTCTAAATGCCAGATGGGGTAATAAAGTGTCGCTGCGCCGCCGCGGACTCCGCCTTGACTACAGCTTTTTACTGCTGCTTGGAATAGCTTGTAGAAAGGAATGACACCTGTATGTGTAGCATCTCCACTACGAATAGGCGATCCAATAGCACGGATACTGCCTGCTCCAATACCAATGCCTGCCTTCTGGCTTACATACTTAACTACTGCACTAGATGTTGCGTTAATACTGTCTAAGCTATCGCCGCTTTCAATTAGCACACAGCTACTAAACTGACGCTGGGGAGTACGAACACCTGCCATAACAGGAGTAGGCAAGCTGATGTCAAATGTACTAATAGCATCGTAATAATCCTTGACATACTGTAGACGTGTTTCCTTGGGGTACTTGCTAAACAGTGTTGCGCTAATCATTATGTAAGCAATCTGCGGCGTTTCAAAAATTTGATTTGTTGAACGATTTTGTACAAGATACTTACCACGGAATTGTTCCATAGCTGCATAAGTAAGCATATTATCGCGTTCATGCTTAATATAGTCGTTTAGCTGGCTGATTTCATCTTCTGTATAAAACTCTAAAATTTCTTTATCGTAGAAGCCTTTATTGATATTGTTTTTGATAATTTTCAACAAGTGCGGAGGATCAAAGCTACCATATACATGCTTACGCAAATGATAGTTAATTAGTCTACCAGCAACATACTGATAGTTTGGTGTTTCCTCGCTGATAAGATCCGCAGCTGACTTGATTAATGTTTCCTGAATATCGCTGCTAGTGATGCCGTTATAAAATTGAATATGGCTTTTAATCTCGACTTCGCTAGGGCTAACGCCTGTAATACCTTCACATGCATGAAATACAACTTTATGAAGTTTGTCAAGATTTAGTTCTTCTTTACTACCGTCTCTTTTTGCAATTAGAATAGGCTTGGACATCTACTATATTTCCTGTCGTGTTATTATGAGTTTTGTTTCTAGAATGTATATATTATGTAT